CAGCGAGCTCAAAAAGACGCCACGCTTCAGGCGTCTGTCGCTGGCTACGCTTCCGGCAAAGGTTTAGACACTCTCTACAACCTGGGTCAGGCTCGACTCTCTACTGAATTACAAGCACCTCAGTTACTCGCTCAAGCTGGATCCGCTGCGCTCGCTGGTGAGAACCAGCTTGCTAACCAGCTCGGTTTGACGAACATGGGAGTTCGTTCTTACCAAGAACAGCTCCGTGGCGACGTCGCCAAAAATCAAGCTGAGACCTTAAATCAGGTCTACCAAACTCGTGCCAAGAACGAAGGGCTCCTTGCGTTAGGAGCGCAGCAGTTTGAAAGTGCCGCTCAGTTAGATAAAGTACGGACGCTTGGGGACCTCGCTCGCACTAAAGCGTCGACTAAGGCCCAGCTTGCTCTCAAGAAATTCGGAGCTAACCAAGCTATTGCCGGTACGCGAATGTTTGCGTGATTAAATCCTCTATTGGTGACTCTACGACTGTTGGTGCTTGGCTTGGTTCATTAGACAAGTCACAACAGGACGCGTTCAAGCACTATGCCAAGAACGCAGCTAGCGATATCGAAGCCTATCTCTTTGCTAGGTTCTTGAAGCCTGGCTATGCGGGTTCAATCTCAGACCTCACTGCTTGGGTTCAGGAGAAGTATCCAAAAGAAGACCTCCGCAAGGTCCTCTTGATTGAGATTGATTCGCTAAAAACTGATCTACACAACGTAAGGCAAATGACCCTTACGGGGATGTTGGATCACGCCACAGCAGCAACAAAGATTGCTGTTTTACAGAAAGAGATCCGCTCACACATCCAAGCTGTCAGACAACTTACGGACGGCATGGATCGTCGCGGCTTGTTATTAGCCGGCGCGGATAGGTGTCTTCGCGAACTGATGAACAGTTTTGAAGACGCGCCTACAGTTTATTCCCTGCTCGAAGACGCTTCCCTCGTCATCTGGTCGACGATCGAGAAAGAAGAGAAAAGCTGATTATGTGGCGAAGGTAGACCTTGGCCTACCTTCTAGCCCGTCCTGGCTTCGTGGAATATTAGAGACGTTAGAGGGTCTCTTATTCAACGGGCTCCATCAACGATAGCACATTCAGCACAGGTGTTCTGAAGATGCCCATGAAGTAGTCATTAACACCTAGTGACATAACTAATTCATCTTCATCCTCTATAAAGCATCCGAAAGGAAGAATGCACGCAGGCTGACAAGAGATATCGTTGCCGACAGAGTCCGACCACGTAACTAGGTCGTCGTTTGTCGAACCTACGAATAAAGGTTCTTTGAGCATTCTGGTGATCTTTGTCAGATCCCGATCAAGGGTATAAGCCCCTAGCGCGTACAACAGGTAAGGACGACGATCGAGTTCCTTACACATAAACTTCCAGTGGAAGAATACAAGCCACTCGTCGTCTATTAAGACAGGCGCCGTGGAGTTATAAGTTGGGTGGTCAGACGTAACTTCTTTCAGACAAGAAGAATCAATTACTTTGTCTTCTTGGTTAGGAGTTTTGATAACAATCGGCCGGGTGGAATAAAGAAGACGTAAGTCCTTTCCGTCCGCAAAGAAACACCAGTTCTTCTCTGACTTACCTTCGGTTAAGTTGTCTCCGATTGGAGGGAAGAACCGATCGATAAGTTCTCCGTACTCGTTGATAACACCCGTACAAATTTTGGGTGTTTTGATCATCTTGTGGTTTGTTGAGTCCCACTTAGATGCGTACGTACTCGTCACAAATTGACAAAGCAGATTGTCATCTGGGGATACGAAGATACGAGGGTCTTCGTAGCTCAGGCGATGTCTTTTATTTATTAGTTTTCTAGGAGCTACAATAGTATCGTCGGTAAGCAGCTGGCCTACCCAGATGTCTGTAGGTGTGTTGTTGTAGTAGAAGTACTTCATATCGTGCCTAAACACAAAGTGCTCAGGCTGTGATCGCCACGCGATTAAGTTTGCGCCGCGATGCTGGATGATGCAGGGACTAAAGTTCGCGAAACTGTTCTTCGGCAGCCCTGAAGTAATTTTTGTAAAAGTTCCTCCAATGTCATAAGCCTGGTTATAGACAGAAGGGAACCCAGAGCGAGTCGGAGCAAACGCCCTTTGAGCTACGTGGTTGTAGTAAGTGCGGTAGCGATGAAACTGCGTCACTTGTTCAACTCCTCCATGGCTGCGTTAAATGCTTCGGCAATCCGGTCCCAACGATACGAAGGGTTTTGAGTGACTTTGTAACAGTCCTCAGCCACTTGGTTGTAGAACTCTTTATCTTTATAAAGCTTTGTCAGTTTTGTTGCTGCGTCTTTGACGTCAACAATTCCTCGTTCGACGCTCAAGTCTTTGTCGTAAACCCACGCGGCGACGTCCGCAAGTAACGCACTCCCTTTCCAGATATCTATAAATGAAGTGTGGTTTGGCAGCACGAGCGGCTTTTTGCAAGAAGCGTGTTCGAACGGAACCAGGCCCCAGCCCTCGCCGTTTGCTGTGTTGATACCTACATCACAGGCGTTATAAATCGTATTTAGTAGTTCATCCGGCGGCGCGTTCGTGTAATCAATATTGGTTGTTGTCATGATCATTCGGTTATCTGACGGTATGTTCTTGCGCCTCATTTCTGTATCGAAGATCGCTCGAACATCCCAGCCGAGATCCTTTTCACTCATGTGCAAATACAACAGAGTGTCAGGCTTGTCGACAGCAAACTCCACAAAAGCTTTGATCGTCAAATCGATCTGCTTGCGGGGCTGGTTGCGGTTAGCGTTCAGAACAATAAATTTATCTTCAGGCAGTCGGAGCGCCTTTCGGGCTTCCTTCTGGTCCTTCGGATAGAACTTACCCTGATCGAGCCCGTGGGGAACTACACCTAGCAACTTAGGTTGTACTCCCTGCGCCATAATCCGGTGAGCTTGCTCAACCGAGAAAGTGATCGCAAAGTCCCAGTCTTTGATGTACGCAAGCATGGAGCTCGCGTAGTACGACGAATCGACTGGGAAGTAAGCGATGAATTTAAATTTAAGAGAGTCCTTTAATAGGTGGATGCGTTCCCATACCTGGTTTACGATCCAGATGTCGTTTAAACAGATAATGAAGTCGGGTTTCTCTGCCTCAATAACACCAGGGAGTCTCCCAATACCGAAACGATCTGATGGATTGTGCGTCCCTGCTGGGTACACCTTGAAGGGAAGATCGTGCGGGTCTCCTGTGTAGTTGATACCGAATGCTACAACCTCATGTGTATTCGCTAGATGCTCTAGGATACTATGTGTAACTCTAGCGAATCCTGTATTAGAAAGAATGTCGCCGTACCAGAGGATTTTTGCCATTTGGCAGTAGAATCTTGCTAACAGTATACAGACACTTTTTTAAAGAACATGCCGAGTAGAGAGACTTTTGCATACCGTCGTGCTCTAAAACTACGTGCTGCTAAAGCTGTAGAGTCTGAGAGCAGTTCTATTGATAATATCTTTTTACGTGCGTCAGATGACTTTCATACTTTTTGTACAATTATGGATAAAGCGCCTGCGGCGCATATGCTGGAGTGGCATAAGCATTTGATAACAGGTGAGAGTAATAGGTATCTTTTAGATATTGCAGGACCCAATCTTGATATTCTGGCTCCACGAGGTTCTGCAAAATCCACGGTGCTTAACATGTTCACCGCTTGGATTATTGGAAGGCACACGACTGCTGGTTTACCTCTGCAAATTATTTACTGTTCTTACAACATCGCGACTGCGATACCTAAGAGTCGAATCATCAAACAGATTATCGACTCCTCTACGTATAAAAAGATTTTTCCGAAAGTCTTGCTCCGTTCAGGTATGCAGTCGGATATCGGCTGGAGTATTGATTTCGACTACGCAGGCATCAGCCGTGTGGGCGATGAAGAGTTCACGTTGCGCGCCGCTGGTTTGCGCGGCTCAATCACGTCTAAGCGTGCGCACCTTGTTATCGTAGATGACCCTATCAAGTCCAGCACAGATATTAAGAACCCTACCATTAGGGAGGAGATGAACAATAACTGGAGCTCAGTTATCGCTCCGATTATCTTCGAGGGCGGTCGTGCTATCTGCTTAGGAACTCGGTTCCATCCTCTCGATATCCACAAGACGATGTTCGTCCCGGATAAAGGTTGGAAGCAAGTTCAGCAGGAAGCCCTTACGTATGATGACGGCGGTGATCCTGTTAGTTATTGGCCTGAGCAGTGGAGCGTCGACTACTTGTTGGGGCAAAAAGAACTAGACCCTGTTGCTTTTGCTTTCCAGTACCAGCAGCAACCAGTCATGACGTCGGACCTGGTCTTGTCGCCTGACTTGCTTATTAAAGGGGACGTCGTTACAGAATTTGACAGTCTGGCAGTCGGGATTGACCTGTCAGCCAGCAAAAACGAGACCTCTGACTACACGGCGTTTGTACTAGGCGGAAGATTAAAGGATAAGTACTACATTATTGACGCACATCAGGTGCGCTCTATTGGCAACCTCGAAAAGATCGACCTTCTGTGCAAAATGCTCGTGGAGTGGGGAATTTTGCAGGAAGATACCGAGGGTAAGTACTTTCCCACGTATTCAACTTGTTCCCTTGTCGTTGAGTCTGTTGCGTACCAGGCTTCCTTGGCTGCTGATTTACGCCGAGTGATGCTTAACGAATGGGGCTTAGGTAATCTCCATATTCATGAAGTCAAAGGATTCCGAGGAGACAAGATCGCTCGTTTCCGTGGAACACTGGGCCTTCTGGAGAATAAAAAAGTGACTTTTAACAGATATCGCAAATTCGATGCTCTCTTCGATCAGTTGATTAATATCGGTGCGACTTCTCATGACGACCTATTAGACGCTTACACTCACCTCGTGTGCTTTCTTCAGCGTCGCGGTAATTTCGAAATGGAGTACTGATGCTCGATCTTAAGTTCTTAGTATTCGTAACGGCACACGACCCTCTCGCTCGTTTCGATGTCCTTCTAAAAACACTTCGAGGGTACGAAGAAATACCAGGCGTTAAAGATGTATTTATATACGTTGATGCTGATCATGAGTCTGATGTCGAAACACTCGATGAGCTGCTTAAGACAAACGTTACCTTTAATTCTTTAGAGATTGTCGTAGCTTCCCCCTCGTGGGAGGGCTTCTCTCTTACCTGGGCACATAAGGGACTTCTCAGGGAAGCGGTAAGGAATAAATATTATGACTTCTATGTCTATACAGAGAACGATATGTACTTTAGTAGTGAGAACTTTATTTATTGGTTCTTATACAAAGACAGGCTTAAGAAATTAAATCTTGAACCTGGCTTCTGTAGATACGAAGAGTGCGGATCAAAGCTAGTTCCTTTCGACAACCACAGGATCTGGCAACTGAACAGCGAGACAAAAGAGGTATGGGGTGATCGACCTTATAAGGTTCAGTCTTATCTCACTCCCTTAGACGACTGGTTTGTTGGCTTCGTGTCTCTTGGCAATCCCTACATGGGCATGATGATCTTGGACCAGGAGATGGCTGAGAGGTACGTAAATTCTCAGAGTGCTGACCCCTTAAGAAGTTTTGAACTAACGCAGTTTCGTTGCTGGCCGCTGGCTGACAGAAGTTCTATGGGCCTTGCGTTTGAAAACCTGCTTCCTGGGCAAGAGCACCGCCGTGTCGTCCCAGTTATCGCATCAGAAGGAAAGATACAGATCGCACCATGCGGCCTCGTCGAGCACTGCGATACGAAGTACAGCAAGGAGCTGCAAAAGAAGGCGGGAGACGTTATCGATATTTCCGAGATGTTTGGTTATGCTTCCCTGTAGTTAAACCAAGATCAGCTGTGGAGAACGATACGCACGATGCTGTAAATCACCCGGCACACTATACGCAGGGTGCCATAGAAACTATTGATTATATGGAATCTGCTCTCACCGAAGACGAGATTCGGGGCGGTTTTAAGATGAATATCCTTAAATACGTTTCGCGTGAGAGACATAAGAATGGCCTCGAGGATTTAAAAAAGGCTAGATGGTATCTCGATCGTTTGATCTCTTATCTAGAAAAGAATTAGTAAGCGCGTTAGGATAAACCAAACAGTCGTTTCATATGGATATCCGCGCCTTTGGTTCGGTGTACGGGCAGACCTCCTCTCTGCCTTACGCAAGTGGATTCGGTTGGAATCCTGCAAGCGGACGAAAGAACTTTCCGACGTGTCGCGCTATCTATATCGAGCAAAAGTCAACTCCCGGCAACGACTACTTAACTGTCGAGATGTCCGATGCCCCTGGTCAGCATTTGACTGCGTTGAACTTGACGGGCAATACCTTGGTCCCAATCGCATGTACTGCTTTAATTAGCGGCTCTGTTAACGGCGTTTTTGTTCTCTTCTAATGGATCCTTATTCGCAAGCTGCTTTTGGTTTTGCTAAGGCATACCAAATGAATATGCGAGCCGCTGATGAGCAGCGTCGCGCTAACCAGCCGTCATCTGATGCCTTTGCAGCAGGTGTGGCGGACGAGGAGACTGATTACCGATTTTCTCCCACGCCTCAGGCTCCGGCCCCGCCGTCTGAGCAGTTTAACGGTATGGATACTGACGACGGCTCGATTCTCGATCAGTCCAATGGAAACTCTTTAATGCGTGCTCGCAGAAAAGTCTCTCGATATCTACAAGAACGAGATTGAGCTATTATGTTGCCAGTTGGCTGACAGCTGGTGCTGATCGACACCTTCCCGTATTTTAATGAGCGGGAAATTCTGGAGTTACGCATTAAGACTCTGGAAAACCATGTAGATGGTTTCCTGATTACCGATGCAAACAGGACTCATAGGGGCGAAGAAAAACCCTTTACGTGTCTAGATACCATCAGAGAACTGGGTCTTAACGAAGAGAAGATTCAGGTACTTCACGTTGAGTTACCGCCGCCAGAGGAAGCCCCCGACCCGTGGATCCGAGAGCGAGGTCAACGGGACGCACTCGGGGTCGGTCTTCATATGATGCCTGAAGACACAGTCTTTATATGTTCCGATTGTGATGAGATTGCAAACCCTAAACACTTCCCTGAACTTCTGAAGGCTGTAGAAGAGCATCAGGATAAGATCGTACGCCTGAGCATGTCTATGCACTATGGGCGGGCAGATCGTCAACTTGTTTCGCCAGAGGGAGAGCTTTTTGATTGGCGTTGCGGAGTAGTCAGCACGGTCGGTCAGTTGAAAAGCCTTGGAACCCTCTCTTCTATGCGGGCTAGCCAAGATAACTATTATTTCGGCAACCGTGATGCCGGGTGGCATTTAAGTTGGATGGGTGACTCGGATAAGCGGAGGACTAAACTTCGCTCAATCGCTGAGTACTACATTTGGGATCGTCCTGACGTTCAAGAGCTCTGTGATGCTTTCGAGCCCAAGGAGGGCAATACGGATATGTTGGGTCGCGAGGATCATTTGATTACCTCTTATCCCATCGAGGATTTACCTGAGGAAGCGGTTAAACTGGAAAGAGTCAAAGCGTATCTTTTGCCAGATGGCTGACAAAATGCCTGCCGAGCTTCTAAAGAAGTTTGCGGCTGATCGAGAAGCCAAGAAGGCTCCCAGTGGTGAAGAGATTAGCGGTTCCACGGAGACTCGCAAGCGTGCCGCTGCCAAGGCTCGGAAAGCCAAGGAAAGCATTTTCCGCAAATGATCCTTTTTTAGGATCCCTTTATTCGTGCGTATAGATGGCCACCTCGACTGAAACTAGGAAAAGGTTCAACGAGATCTTAGAGGCGTCACGCACTCAGGATCGAAGCAACCAGGCGTCGACCATGGTTGTTTTGAGTCATCTTCAGCAGATGACCCTTCTTATGATCAAGAAGGGTCTAGCTTTTTATTGTGATCAAGATACGTTTAAGGGTCGGACTAGATTCTTAGAAGACATTATTTCGCTCAATAAACTGGATATCCGCTTTCCTGCGATTATCCGTAATTTTTTAATCGACGGCTGTGGGCTGTTTTACTTCCGCCCAGACCCAAAACTCAAATATCAGATTTATTTCTTTAATAAGAACCAGTACCGTGTCTATCATGACGTCAACGGTAACGTAGAAGAAGTAATTATTGTCTATAGCTATAAAGTAAAGAATGCGAACCTGGGATTACCTAGTAACTCCTATGGTCAGAACAAACGTTATGTTCGTCTGACTATCACTGCGGACGAAATTAGTGAGGTTGAGACTGATACTGAACTTAGTTTTGATCTTGAGCCTGGAGCAGTACTAACTCCAGCCAAGAAACGCCCTAATACTCTTGGTTTTATCCCTGCAGTCGAGGTTTTAAACAAACCCAATGCCAGTGGCACTGAGGGTGAGGGTGAGTTTGATCCGTTTATGGAGCAAATCACGCTCCACGACGAACTAACTCGGAATATTGCCAGAAATATTGAGTTTTTTGGCAACCCGACCCTTATCAGTTCGCGTCCGCGCAGCGACCTGGTCGAAGCTAACGATTCTGGCAGCACTTTCCGGCCCACAATCAGTAGTCAGAGCGGTTTTTCTGGCGCCGATAGCCCCTCGACGCGAGTTAGTGAGCCATTTGGGACCGGAATGGGTAGTGGTTTGCGTGTTCCGCGAATTATTGCCAACGTTGAACCGTCCGACCGTGTGGGTTATATGACCCCTGACCCGGTTAACGGGGACATGAATCGTTATACGCTGCTCCTTCGCGAAGAAATTCGTACAGCTCTTGGCGGAGTTGACGAAATTTCTATCTCTGCAGGCGCAACCGCAACGGAGATCAAAGGTTTGATGGGTCGGGCTCAGGCCACGGCTCTGCGTAAGAACAAAAGTTTTCTTACTTATGGTTTTAATCGTCTCTTGGAGATGATGATCTACCACCAGGAGGTCATCTTCCGTGAGTCGTTTATAGCTGCTTCTGGTCTGAAGGAGCCCAAACCGCCTAAGGAAGAAACTGAAGAAAACTTACAGAAATATCAAGCTGCTTTGGCTAAGTTCGACGCCAAGGTGAATCAGGCGATTATTGTCGCGCTGCAGGAGAATAAAGTTCCTGCCGGAGTAATCGGCTTGCCCGAAGACGGCGATCGAACTGTTACTTACAGGTATCAGGGGGATGTTTACGAGGATACAGCTTACGATATCAACCAGAAATCTATCGTCGTTCGTAACCTGCAAGAGCTTGGTGTGGACAGCATCGAAGCTCTTAAATTCCTTTTTCCTGAGAAAACTGACTCTGAGCGAGCTGAGATGCTGAAGGGTTTCCCCTTCCGCATGGTGCAACAAACTCAATCAGCAATGCAACAATTTCTGGTATTATTAAGCCAGATGTTGCAGTCGCCGCATCCTCTTGCGCCTAATCAGCCACTTGCGGCTGATCCTAGACTGAACATAACTCCGCTCCTTTACAGGACATTCGACCACCTCGCGGAAGAACTAACTTACTCGGGTAGCTATGAGCCAGCAGATCCAAGCTTCGACCCCGAGCCCGGTCTCCCCGGCG